GCCTTGGTCATTGATGCTCTCTTAGCAGAGGAGACACATTTGGGAGTTCCTTCACCAGGTTCATCACTTGCACAGGTTCCACCTGTTACAACATTGACCCAACCCTTTTTACCATCTTTTGATTTGGACTTTCCGAACCAATCACGAAGTCCCTCTTCATTAATCATTTCTTTAAAGAAGATTACTCTTTATTATTTAGGAAACCCTGTTTCAGCATCTTTTGAAGTTCTGATGTTGATCCTACAAACACTGCATTATTAGTTACATTATTATTAGTGGTAGTTTTATTTGAATCCTCTTCTACATCCTTAAGTTTCTTTTGAAGATCAATTAACTTATCAGTAGTATCAGCAACGCTCTTAATCAACTGTCCTGCGACCTCGTATGCCCTTGGACTGCCACCTTCGCCAGCAACCTCCATAATGCCATTAATTGCCTCCTGACCCTTCTCTATGAGGGAGTAGAGATTGGCACGACTATACTCATAGTCTTTTGAGATATCAGTTTTTTGTTCTGGTTTTTTAATCTCACTTGCCGTATCTTCCACTTTCACAATTTTACTCTCTACATTTAGAGCCTCATCTATAGAATCATAATTATCCATATTATTTAAATGTCAGTTTGACGTGTTGGACTATATTCCTTAAAGTCTCCCAAATCCATCCAATCTTCATCTATACTAAATGTAGAATTGGGTGCTGCATCAACAGGATCTGGAGTTGCAGTATATCTCATAACTCGTTTTGATGTTGATCTATCAGTAGAATCATGCATATCAACTTGAACCTTCCTGATAAGACCATCTGTGGTATCAGCAACGTCACTAAAGAGATAAGTTTTTGCAGTGAATCTTAAAGTATATATTAAAATCCTTCTAGTAGAAAAATCACCTTCATAATCATCTTGGAAATCTATACTTTCCAAAACTAAAGGAATATCTTTTTTCTCCCCAATAGAACTAATCAAGTCAATGGTTATATTGATTGATGGTTGAAAATATGGTAAGATTTGTTCTATTATCTGAAGAGAATCATCATTGAGATTGGATAAAATATTCAACTCAATGCCAATATTATATGGGTTTGGCATATAAACTTTTCTCATATTGCCATCACCATCAACTGCTTTGAAAGTTTTTGTTATGGTTGTTTTTCTGGTTGGATCTGGAGTTATTGTTGTCATCTCAAAAGCCATTCTTGGCAAAGTGAGAGCAATAGATTTTGTTAACTGCTCTTGTTCTTGAATTTTTGACAAGAATTTTTGTTTTGGTCCATAACTAAGACCAACTTTAATATCATCTAAAATTTCTCCAGAACTTTTTTTATGCCTAACATGAATATCATTAAAAAGAGTTCCAAAACCAATTAAAGTTTTTCTTATAATTTCGTGATAAAAATAATCTCCAAACATTAATATTCTCCAAATGGATTGCTTTCTGTAAAGTCTAAAATATCATCTGCCTCTGATTCTATTTCTTCATTAGTGTCCCATGTAGCTTCATAACTGTTCTCATCATGATTCTCTACAGTCCAGGTTGCAGAAGATGCTGAACCAACAATTGATTCACCTTTATAGAATATACCGGTATTTAGTGCTACTCTCAAGATAGTTGTAGATGGTTCACCAACTGCTCCAGCATACTCCCTAAAGTCTCTAACTCTTGCAGTAACTCCTGATGATTGTCCAGTTACTAGTTCGTTATAGTAGAAAGTGCTGACTCCTGTTGTTGATGCATTTGCAATAGTTATTGTTGGATTTCCAGTATATCCCAAACCTGGATTGGTTATCCTGATTGCAGAAACTTCACTATCAGAATTTATAACTGCCTCTGCAGTTGCCGTTATAATTCCACTTCCCCCCTTAATAGAACTATCATTTGAGATATACACCTCGGGAACTTCTGTATATCCTATTCCTGGATTTGTAATCGTCAATGCTGTTACTACTCCTGCACTTACAGATGCTGTTGCAGTTGCTGTGATTCCAATTCCGGTTCCGACAAACTCTCCGTATACGTGTGCCGCATTATCACCTCCCAAAATTTGGAAAAGACCATTAGCATATCCAAATCCTCCATATACGACTGTTGGCACTCCAACAACTGCTCCAGATCCATCAGTACTAACCAAAACTCTTATCAAAGATGCTCCAGTTCCAGGGGAGCAGTCATAGGTAAATCCATCAGTATATCCACTTCCAACGGATGATGTAACACTACCACCACCATCTGCTAGATAGATTCCAGTTATTACTCCAGTTCTAACAGGAGGATCGGCAATCGTAACAGTTGGTGCAGAAGTATAGTATTCTCCACCAGTACTCAATGATAATGAAGTTACTGAACCAGCAGCACCTGTAATTGCAGTCGCTAATCCACCCAATCCTGTTGGAGATGAAACAGTAACAGTTGGAGCAACAGTATATCCTCTTCCACCATCACTAAGTGTTATACCAAATAGTCCTTTTTCAGACTCGGAAGAAGATAGAGTTGTAATACCACAAGTTGCAGCAGCACCAGAACCTCCACCCCCACTTATTGATATCGTTGGTGCCTCAATATATCCTGAACCAGATTCCGTTAATATTATTCTTTCTATAGAGCGTACTCCACCAACAGAAGTCGTTATTGCAACAGCAGTGGCTTTAGATCCTCCAGATGGAGGATCTGAAAAAGCAATTATAGGTGTTCCAGTGTATCCACTACCATCATTGTTCAAGAATATCTCTCTGACAAATCCACTAACAATGCCAACTGAGTCTGCAGTCGCAGTTCTTGCAGTTCCAACTAAAGTTACAGATGAAATATATCCTTCATCTTCTACAGTATTATCAACTTCTTCAATTGAAGTATCAATTAATTCGTTCTCATATTCATAGAGTTCACATTGCAATTCGTAAATATAATTTCTACCCAATTGATAAAATGGTTTTTCTACTTCAACCCTTTTAATTTCAAATAATCTTTCTCCCAAAGGAAAATAAATTAAATCTCCTTCTTTTGGTCTTGTAATTAAGTCTGCAAAGTCATAATCAGTTATTCTTCCCTCTCTAATACCTGAAGAAATACCTTCCAAAAATGGAGCAATAAATTCTTCAAATCTTTCTTTAGAAAGAGTCAAACTAAGTTCATTTTGCAATCTTAATCCAAATTTTGTCATCAAGTCGCTTCCAGGAGCATATCCATCAAAATTATTGATGTATACTTCTACAAGAAATGAATCGTCAAATTTTGAAGATTGAATTTCTTTTATGATATCGTCAGTTTTAAATATTTTTCTAGGCAAATAATAAATTTCAACTCCATATATTTTTATTTGCTCATTAATTATATCCTGAACAAGAAACTGCTCAGTGGTGCTGCCTTGTAGAAAAAATGGATTTAAAGTCATAACAATTAACCAATGAAATCTAGCGGAGGTAATTCATATTCAAGAGTCATTCTTTGCTTAATATCTTCTATTTCTCTTTCAGCATCTTCATATAATTGTCTACCATTTAATTCAATTCCACCTGGCAATTTAACTCCTTGGAATTTAATTAAATTTTGTCCCCACTGCCTTTTAATTAGTGAAGTTAGATATTTTTTCACAAAACTATCATCATATACTTTTGTGAAAGATGCAGGATCTAGTGCTCTATAACAATCAATAACTAAAAATTGATCTGCTGTTTGAGATTTCCAATCAATGTCCAAATATAATCTATTTTGTCTCTTATTAAATCTTATTTGCTTATCAGTAGTTAGTAAGAAATCAATATCTTCTAGATATGATTTAACCATAGAATATTGCAATAATTCTACAGAATTAAAATAATATAAGTCATTTAAAAACAACTGATATTTGATACTAAACATTCCACCAGAAATAGAACTAGTATCAAATTTCCATATTTTTTCAATACCAATTACAGAATCTGGTACTTGAATATAATTTGATGTTTCATAATAATTAAAAGTTGTTGTTGTTCCAAATCCAACAATATTTGAAGACCCCGTTGTTGTTACAATACCAACACCATCAGTCCCACTTGCTTGTCCTCTACTAATATCATCATCAGTAATTTTATATTTAAGATACATTCTTTCAACGCCATCAAAATGTCTTTCGTTGAAATACTGAATGGCATCATCAACCAAATCATCTATTTGCTCATCAGCAACATTAATTTCTAAAACTGGAGCACCTAATTTTCTTAAACAATAATCAATTAGTTCTTGTCTTGTACTTGGTTTTGCCATCAGAACGACCCTCCATCTATCGTACTAGTCCAAGTTGGTATTCCAACCGAATTAGTTGTCAATACAAAATAACTTTCAGTGAGAGCGTTTTCTGTACTTGCTGCACCTATTAATTTTCCGGTATTATCAAAATATGCGACTCCATTTGGACCATCATAGTCATCAGCATCATAATATAAACCTTCCGTTACACTTACAAATCCAGTGACTGAGACATCGCCAGTAATATCTAAATCTCCTGTCAGATTTAGATCTCCGGCAAATGTAGATACTCCTGCAACATATAAATCTGTAGTTGTTACAAGACCAGAAAATCTTGCATCTCTCCACCTTTGAGTGGCAATACCAATATCATAAGTTGCATCATCATTTGGAACTAGATTTGATATAAATTCACCAGAAACATTAATATCATCACTAGTAGAATCACCAAGGTTGATTGTTCCACCTCGGAAAGTTGCTACTCCAATAAATTCAGATCTTCCGTCTACTAATAAATTATTTGCAACTCTTAAATCTGAACCAACATATAATTCTCCTCCGGTAGTGGTTATGCCACCAGAAGAAGCAAGAGTTGTGATGCCTGTAACAGCAAGATTGCTCTCAATTGTTGTTTCATTTAATACTTCTAAGACTGCATTAATGTCTACCCTAGAAGAAAATGTTGCAATTCCTGCAACAGTTACTGCACCGCCTATATTTAAGTTTTTACCAATTCCAACACCACCACTAACTATTAGCGCACCATTTGTTGGTAGAGTTGATTCTGTTGTATCCGAAAAGGTTGCAATTCCTACTATTTCAAGCGATCTATCAATGACGCTTGTCATTATAAATGTTTCGGTTGGGAGATCCCAAACCAAAATCATCCCATCTTGATCTTTTAACGTAGAATTAACGTCAGTAAGATTAACAAGTCTAGTTGGAGGTGCTGAAGCGTTGGATAATACACGTATTACATTCTGAGAACCTATTCTGTCGTTTATACTTGGCATTACCTAGTTACCCCTGCTCTTACTAACGCTGCTCCTTCAACAGCTTTAAAATCTTTTCCCTGAGTAGTAATTTTTACATCAAAAACATATCTACCAGGTTTTAATTCCAAAGTTTGCGTTGAGGTTAATGAAATAGAAATAATCCCTAAATCTTCTGAAGTAACAGTGGATCCAAATGAAACAGCAGTGGATGCACCATAGTGCTTCCTTAACATTGCTTCAGTACTGTAAGATGTCAAATTTATAAAGGAATTTGTTCTAGTATCTTCCAACTGAAATGATGTATCAAAATCATATCCTTGTTCAATTACTATGTTAGATACATAAACCGCCATTATTATAGTTGATGAGTATACCTTTAGATATTTATATCTTAAATATCCAGAAGTAATCCAATAATCGTCTGATTACTCAAGTTGACTTCTTTTTTGTTTGTTTCATCCTGTTTATTCTCAATTGAAGATTCTTTTGGATCTTCAATTGACTTCTCTTCATCATTTTCCATTTATTAATTCCTTTAATAGAGATTTAATTTCATCAATATCTTTTTTAATATTATCCAACTCAATTCTCTGAGAATCTTTTTTATTCAAAGATTTTACATAATTTTGATATCCTATCGCATCACAATTAACGATAGCTCCTGTTTTTTCATCCCTGTAAAGATTGGGATGTCCTTCAACTTTTATCATCTTACAGCAATTGTTCTCAATTCTCTAATCTTCGGAGCATATGCTTGATTAGTTCCGGAAAGAACAATCTTAATAGCATATCCTGTGAATAAATCAAGATTATCTGCAGTAAACTGATATTCCCGATATTCATTATCTAAACTTGATCTAACAAAAGCATCAGATCTTCCACTGTTGTTTGCGGAATCAATAATCTTATCTCCAAATCCATCATTATCAGTATCAAGTAAGTTATCATAACCAGGAAATAATTCAAATTCTTGATCAACTTCCTGAGAATCTGCTCTGATGAGTTTATATAAAACTCTAATATCAGCAGACTCATGCCTGTATGCAGAAACTAGAACCTTCAATGAAGTTGCTGGATTTGCTAAGAATATATCATTGGAAACATACACAGCTTCATGAGGATCATTATTAATAGATTTTACTCTATTATCTTTAGATAGATCCGTAATTGGATTATTTACTCTGTATCCATCTAATTGAATATTTGCTGTGTCTGTGAAGATATATGGAGAAAGATTTGGATTATCACTCTGCATGGTGATTCCAAGGGTAAGTGATTTATTTCTTGGCAATCCATCAAGATGTGCATCTTCATTTGTCTTAGAACAAACAATTCTTGTAGAATTCAATACATTGTTAGAATTCATTTCTATAGGTTCAAATCCATTATCTAGGAAAGATACTTCAGATCCATCAACACTAGTTCCTGTTACGGTTCTAATGGTTGCATTTGCTGAGGTATTTCCTGGTGTAAAGATCTCAGCATTTGGAGTTACTTCGGTGAATTGTATATTTCTTGATACCTTACAAGAATCACCACCTAAGGTGGATTCATCTGCAAATGATAACTCAGGAGCACCTGCGAGAGATGCATCGGAAGATCTATCAGTTCCGTTTGCTGATCTGTCAATTTCAACATAGTAATTATCCATTCTGATATCAAGAGAACTTATATCATGAGTTGTATTAATTCTTCTCAGAGATACTCCATTCATCTCATACTTATAAACCTCAGAATTAATTTCATGTGGAATAACTACCGATGTTCCAATACCTCTTCCACCGGAAGCAATTGAAAGAGTTCCTGCACCAACTCCACTATATGATATAATCTCGTCTCCTGGTTTAATAATTACATATCCAGGGTTTGATGCACTTACAGAAACACCCTCAAAAGTATCAAAGTTTGCAGTGCTACCAACACTAATTGTTGAAACTTCGTCAGATTCTAATTTTGTAGAAAGAGTAGTTGGTGCAATATTAGATTCTGCACCATTTATTACCAGTTTATTGTTGGACGCGTGCATTGCATGGTTAAAGTGATTAACCTGCAAATAGTTGCCAGAATATTCATTAGAGTTTGCATTATATGTTCTGATCAAAGTTGACGCCATTGAAACAATTGTTCCACTGTTATTATAGTAACTTACACCAGCACCAACCGTAAAAGTATTACCTTGAATATTTGATAAGTATAAGGTGTCTAAACCTGTAATTGCACCAATTGTTATTCTAGCATCTCTTCCAGTATTAGAAGAAACTGTAGAAGTCGTAATTCCAACAACATCTCCAACAGAATACCCATTACCAGCAGTTACTGCAGTAGGAACTCCAATAATTTTTCCATCACTATCAGTATTGATACTCAACTTAAGTCCAGTTCCTTGACCTGTTATTGCAAAAGTATCAACGCTAGAATCTGCGGTATAATTTGATCCACTAAAGGCAACACTAACCGTTGAAACAGATGAACCTTGCCCAACAACAGTAGCACTTACATATGGTTCTGAACCTGCAAGTTTTCTTCCAGCAGTTAGAATGCCAATCAAATTAGTATCACTAACTGTTGTAATACCAAGAGTTGCTTGTTTTGGTAAAGTTACTAATGGATTATTCTGTAAATAATCATTGGCATATTGATTTAATGGTGGATTGTAGAAGAATGCTGTTCCAGTAGATGAAGTGAAGTTTGCTTTATAAAGTTTGAACTTAAGATCTTGATATTGGTTTGCTGTCCAAATTGATCCATTTTGTGATTTGAACAAACTACCAAGAGCAAATTGTTTTGTATATCTTACAGATTCTGCATCTGGTAAAGACTGAGTATTGACAGTTCTCTCACCCATTTGTGCAATCCATACTTCATATTCGTCTGATGTTTCTGCAACTAAGACGATCGCATATTCTTCTCCAGGAGCAAGATAAATTGGATAATCAAACGTTGCCTTAGTAGCAACTTCCCCTGTTCTTGAAGTTTGAATATCACCTGGTTGTAATACAACAGGATTTCCTATGATAGTTCTAGTTGGAGTTCCAAGCTCAACTGTTCTAATTTCAACTCTAACTTCATCATTTCCTGCTGGTTTATTTGCAAAATACAAATCTACCGCAGTTAAGAATGCTCCATCGTCATCATCATTGAATCCCAGTAAATTAGGAGCCTCAACATTTCCTCCAACACTAAATGATTGGGCAAGAGGATCATAGAACTGAGTTCTATTTACCGTAGTAACTCTTTGTCTAACCTCAAATCTACCAGTAGATCTATATGCAACTTGTGCACTAGATGTCAACTTACTTCCACGAAGAGGTGTAGCATTTGTTGGACTATTTGTAAGTCTATAAGTTTTTGTTCCGGTTCTTATTCTTACACTTGGTGTTGGTGATCCCAGAGGATTTCTCAAGAAGAATGATCCAATTAAATCACCATAGTTGTCACTAACCAGACGAACATCTTTAACAAACGCATATGCTCCACTACTCTGCCCAACAAGAATCATTCCTTTTAAGACATATCCATCGTATCTTGTTTGAGATATATCTGCCAAAGAAGCAATATCTACATTAAGAATTTTGGATGATGGACTATATCCAGATGAAATGTTTTCAGATTTAACATATGGATTTATATTAAATGTGTTGCTAGGATTATTATATGGACCTTCTTTATGATTAGAAGTAGCAACTCTAAATCTAATTAACTCTCTATTGGAACTATTTGTATATCCAATTACAGTTTCACCAACTTGGAACGTACCTATTGAACCATAATTTTCTAATGAAGAATCTCCAGAAATTTCTAATAATTTTGGTACAAAATCTACAGATCCATTTCCATCTAAGAATTGATAGAATCTTGTAAGTGGTTTTAAGTTCTTGGAAACAAACTGAACTCCTCTAGAGCGCATAAATCTTTCCGCACCACTTGCCACTACAACATCTCTGCTTGATGTTCTGGTTCTTGCCTGTCCCCTTCTTCCAACATCAGCTACAAATCTTGTATTAGTAGATATTCTACCGCCAAGTCTTATAGTTCTAACCCAAGTATCACTTTTTGGTGTTAATTTTACTGTTCCATTATATGTAACAACATGGAATGGATTCACATTTTCTACTCTAGTTGCAAGAGCCTGTTCAATCCACCCAACATCACTATAGTCTAGTGTTACCAACTCCCCAGTTTTTTTAACATTTGAATCTAATAATTCATAATCAATAGAATTATCAAGTTCATTTTCCGGAATACTTACTGCAGATGCTAATTCAAAGTTTAATACTTCAGAACTCCGTATCGGTTCAAATTGATTTGTATTAATTTGTCCTGAAGATCCTTGAGCAATAAAAGATGCATCATTAAAATCATCAACAAAGAATCCACTCTTGAATCTATTTCTTCCTTCTGCATCTTGAATTTGTAAAACTTCTGTTCCAAGTTCAAGGAAAGATAATGAAGTAACAGTTTCTAATTGCTCAATTCTATCTTCAAGTTGACCAATATCTCTCATTGTATATCTTCTGTTCTCAGTAACAGTTATCTCAGCATCTTCTGGATTATAAAGATATGGAGGCAACTCAATAGTTGCTACTTCCATAACATCATTTGGTGCTAATGGTTCTCTTAAAGGATTTCCTGAAGTGCCTTTTACAACTTTAAAAGATCCATACTTATCAAGATAAACTTTATCAATTCTACCTAGATAATTTTCATATCCAATGATAGAACTTTCATTTGGTTTTACAATTAATTTTGGAGAAGTATCAAATGATCTTGCACTAAAATCAAATGGAGAGGCAGTAGTGCTAGTAAACTCAGATACTCTTGGTCTAAAATCAAGAGTATCGGAAGCTCTTATTTCATTTGGACCAATTGTAGGAATATCCTCTGCAAATCTATCTTGATCATAACTCAAAATAGAGAACACATCACCACTATCTGATGCTGGAACAGTATAATGGTCAAAAATAACTAATAATATCTTAGATGGTATTTTTTCTCCTCTATTTCTGACAATTCTAGAATAATCATAATATTGCTCTCTTTGACCTTTATCTAAGGTGTAAGAATTTGTAACGTCGTTATATAAACCTAAAGTTAATGCCTGAATATCAGTGCTAATATTTGATTCTTCAAATTTAACCTGTTCTCCGACAACAAATTTGTTTTCATTCAAGTAAATAATATCCAAATTATTTGATGGAACACCAGTTTTAGATAAAACTCTAGCAATAGCACCACTCTGTTGTCCAACAATATTTTCTCCAACTATTGCATTAGTTGTTACATCTGCAGATGCTGAGAACTGAACTCTATCTGGAGTAGGATTTGAAGTATTTAATGATTCATATATTGCAAGAACTTTAACTACATCTGGGAAATTTAAAGAAATTTCCTGATCTTGAACTCTAAGTCCATAGAATTTATTATAGGTTAAACCATCATTGATTGATGTATTTTCCGCAGTTCCAGATTCTGGATTTGCCGATAAATTTACATTTAATGAAGCACTTCTAGTATATTGCTTAATTTTACTTTGAATTCCTTGCTTGTCTGAAGTTACATTGACTATAACATCAGATTGGCTAGCACGTAATCCTGAAATAGTTGCTTCATCAGAACCTCCACTCAGAACAAAAGCATCTGAAGTTATCGTACCAATTCCTCCATTTCCTGATGCATCATAGTGTACGGAGAATCTCTCTTGGTCAAATGATTTAAAGAATGAGGTTGAGAGACCTGTTTGGGTAACATCAAAGACTAATACTCCAGAACCATTTGTTGTTTCGCCTGTTATTTGCTCAGATACTGATAATGTAGAACTTGATAAATTTATCGTTGAAATATTTGTATCAGGAAGAATCTCATACAGTTGACCACTTTGCTCATTTCTAATGATAGGAGCACCAATGTTTATAAATGGATTGATTTCTGATGTTGGCAATCCTCCAATAAAGACTCCAGAAACTGTTGAAATTCCTGAGAGTTCCATTGTCAACCCATCTTCAGAAATTCCCGAAACTCTATTAAATGTTTCTGTTTTTAATCCAGCAACACTATATCTAATAATAGAATCTGTTTTGATTCCTGTAAATACTTTTCCTGGAGAGGTTACTTGCGACACTCCACCAACTCCAGCAGATATTGTTACCTGAGATACTGAATTTGGAAGGAAATTTGAATCAAGCAATGTGTCCGCAACAAAATCATTATTAAATCCAGAAACGCTAGTAGGTTGCTTTACAGATTTAATTTCTCTTGTTCCAAAAGAATTAACTGAATTAATTGTTGCTGAAGAATCAAGACCATTTACTATAATCTGCTCTCCAGATATGAAAGTTCCAGAGGTTTGTCTTAAATTAATATGATCTTTCCCATTAGCAGCAGATGCAAGATATCCACTAGCACCACTACTCTTCCCTTTAACATAGGAAGTTGCTGGCAACTCATCTGAATTGACAGTTCTATTTAAAATTAATGTTGTATATGTTTGAATATCATATAAGTATAGATCCCAATTTGTAGAATTATTTTCATATGCAGCATCAGTCAAATTGAAAGTATATACTCTAGCATCACCTATTCTAATTCCATTACCACCATGCTGATTATATAATTCAATGGTTTTTTTGTGACTTGGTACTCCAGAAACATTATTGACTCTCAAAATATTTCCCATTTCAAAGGGAATATTTGCACTATCAATTGTTTGAGTGCTTCTAGGTTTTTCTACATCTAAAATTGTCGTTGCAACTGATTCAACATCATATCCCTGAACATATGCCTTACCAGGAGATACCTTGATGCACATTAAGTCTTCAGATGGTTCATTCCCTTGATCAGTTCTTTCAGAAGCAAAGAATAAACCATCACTATCAATTCCATTATTTAATGAATTATCAACTGTAACATCATACTCATCAATTGAATAGTTTCCGGATTCATCAAAAGTTCTCTTCGCAAGATAATCTCTTATGATATTATAATCTGTTTTTACTATTATCTTTTTAACTTCACCATTATCTACTCTTAAAACCTCAACAAAATCAGTATCTGTGAGATCGTCTAGTGATTTTTTTGTTAGAGTTAAATTTATTTTTAATCTATCAGCTCCAGGGGCAGCAAAGTTGGTAAATCCTTTTGCTGGATCATATAAAGAAGAATCATCTTTAGCAGTTTCTAAAATTTCATCTACTTTTAAACCAACTCTATATGAAGGATTATTTGTATAATAATCCAAAACTATAGTCTGACTCTCTACATTGACAAAATATCCTCTTATAAAATAAATTCCTTCTGCAATAGAAATAGCAGATCCTATGGAAGTAGAATTTAAAGAAATTGCATCAGCAAATATTGTTCCTGCTGGTATTGTTGTATTTCCATATACAACATCTTCTGAAGCAAAGAAAGATTCTCCGTCTAGAAACTCATTAAACTCATAATTATTGTCAGAATCAACATACTTTACATAAATTGTGACATGATCAACATCATCACTTTCTTCCGGAAAAGCAACATGTTGAATTGTTGCTGTAGATCCTGATGTCAATCCAGTTATGGTCTTTCCAATAAAATTCTTAATATAAACTGATATATCAATTCCAAACTTAGTATTATCTAATTTAACGGCATAAAACTGATCATCATATGATACATTCCCAGGGATGACCATTGATCCCTCTTTGAACATATGACTTCCAAAATCTTCTATTTGACCCTGAAGAATTGATTGTAAGGTCGTTAGTTCTCTGGCTTGAACTGGAAATCCTGGTTTGAATAGTACTTTATAGAAGTTTTTTGATGAATCAAAATCATCATAATATGGACTGATATTTAGATCTGTTTTTTGTGCCATTTGCTTTAGAATTCCAGGATGATTTTAATGTCTTCTTTTTGTCTAATGTCTCGTTCTACTAACGATCTATTATCAATATAAATTAAGTCGCCAGTATTTTTATTTATCTCTGGATTCGCGAGTCCACTACTAAAAGTCACTCCAAGATTTACTATCTTAGAACCAATCGTGACTTTACTATCACTTAAAGTCGTATCAATTGAAGCGGTTCCGCTAGAATCAAACTCTATATTAGAAGTGCTTACAAATGGAACCACTTTAGAACCAATAGCAACTCCAATGTAGTCAGTTTCATCATAATCATTATTGTAATATAATGATCTATCTTGGAAATACTTCAGAACTTTTGTTTCAGAATCATAAGATGCAACATAACCTTTTGCAGTTACAGATATTCCACCAGAAGTATAAGTTTGAGTGATTCTTTCTCCCTTAGTTGGTGTTGCGGTAAATGCTGATGTTAACTTTGCAGCATACAAAGAAGAATATGTACTATCAGTATATGTTGTTATACCTGAAGAAAATTCTTTAGGATTTTTTACAATACCAACTTGAGCAAATTGTGTGTCAATTGGAAAATCTTTCGTAGAATCATCAAATCTTGCATATATTAAAACTTTATCACATCCAAGTTCAGAATAAATATCATATCCATGACCTCTAGATGGAGGAATAATAGGAATTAATTTTGCAGGAGATGATAGAGAAGTTGCTCCTGGTGGATGTGCTTGACTTAAATCAATTATTCCATAAGTATAGTCTTTTCCGCCTGTGGTAACAATAACAGAACTAATAGATCCTCCAGTTACGGTTACAGTTACTTTTCCTCCACTTCCATCGCCAAGTATATCTAGATTTGAATAAGTTCCATCAACATATCCAGATCCAGCATTATCAATATAAACAACTCTTATTTGATTATTATTTGTGCTGGAATCAGCATCATCTCTTATAGTTTGTATAGATGTGTCTGTTGTAGTCGCCCATTCATTAGGAACAGAAACATATTCGGTAGAATCAAATTTTATAATATCACTTGGAGAAATTGAGTATAGAAATTTCCAAGTGTATCCATCAGCAAGAGTAACTGGTTCTGAATCAGTAAACGTTGGTTCGTTTAAAGAAACATCACCCTTTAGATTAGTTCCGCTGGAGTTATTATCTAAACAAATATAAACTCTAAAGTCACTATTGAGAACATAATAATTAGAGTCATACAATCTACCAAATTGGGAATTTGGTGCTAGATTAGTTGCAGTATTATAATCATGACGATACATATCATAACGAGTATTAGAAGTCCAAGTAACTTTTCTAATAACTCTTCTGATATTAGTTCCAGAAACTTTCTTTCCAAATAAAGCAGTATCTTTATAATGTGTAGAATAACTCAAATTATCATATGGTGATGGAGTATTAGTATCCCAATCTGATGTTCTACCAAAACCAACTGATGGTGAAGTAGGTGATGCTAATCCCAAAAAGACATAATAAGAATTACTACTATCTAACACAGAGTTTATAAAACTACTCGCATTCGAAATTCTAAATTGATCTGTTACGACGGCGGCCATATTTACAGTTTTTTAGATATTTATAAGATTATCTGAGAATTATGTTTTAGGTAAAGAACCAGTCTGTCTAAGTCCAGTGTCTCTTCTCTGGATAGTTGGATAAGTAGATAATCCAACATTAACAGTTTTACCTGTAACTCCTATTGAAATTGGAGATGATCCTCTTGTCACAGTAATTAATTTACCCCAAGAGAATCTTCCAATTGGAGTAGTTTCACTACCTGTTGAAGCAATTCCAACTACTGATGTGGAGGAATCTATATTGCAGGTAACTATTCCCAATGTTCCGGAAGATGTTATTGCATGAACTTTAAAAATATTATCTAAGAACTGAGTGCCAACGCCAACAATTTCAGAATCAACATTATCAACCGATACAACTCCGCTTCCAATTTGTGTATCATGTACACTTATAGGAGTTCCAACTGCAAGATGAGAAAGATTATAATTTGCAGGAGTTGAAGTTTTACCTGGTCTTAGATATAATGTAAGAGCTAAAGGATGACTTCCAGTTCCGGTTGATGTTGTAATACCAGTAATAATACCAGAGAATCCTTGAACAGAGGTAATTGCAGAAAGAGACTCAACAGAACCGGATGCGCTAGTAGAAATACCATCAACAATCAATCCAGCAAATGAAGATGGATTATCTTCTCTTGTGAAGAAGTTTGCGTCATCAACAAAAATATTAGTATCAGATGATGAGAGATCGCCAATAATTTTTGCTGTTGGGTAAATTTGAGGTTCAATAGAATCTCTAGTTTTAAATACTATTTCTCCATTAATAGATCTATCTACCTTCTTCTTCACCCAAGTTAATGGTTTACTATTTGTTTCATCTATTCCTTGTTCAGAATATAGATTTGTTTCAAATTTTTCGGAGTCAGATAAGTCATAAACCACTCTTTCATCTTGAGATACTGTTGAAGGGATAGAGTTGTTTTTAAGAAGTTGAACAGTGTCTCCTGGTTCTAAAGATGGGAAGACGCTTGTATTTTCAAATGTATCTGTTCCAGCAGTTCCTCTATAGAAGAATACTGCAATCTTATCAGATTCTTTAGGGGCAGTTGTGAATGTAAATGAAGTTCCACCATCAAATTGATATGCTAAACCCGGTTCCTGAAGAACACCATTAATGAATATCAATAAAGTAGCATCCAAATTAATTGAAGAACCTTCTTCTATCTCAAAACTTAATATGTTTCCTCTGTAAATGAGAGGGAACCTAACTCTTGATCCATCTTGATAATTTTTCAAATCGTCAATAAAATCAAGATCTCCAAATTGCCATGCTGCAAATGAATCTGTAAAAGTATCAAGAACTGTTAATTCAAAATTATCAAACGGGGAAGATATTCTCTTATCCGTTACTAATCCAACAGGAGCAAAAACATCACCTGGTAAGAAAGAATATCCTTGCCTTGAGATATTAAATCCTGTTACCTCAAAGTAAGTTGATCCAATACCTGTGCTAGAACTTGCACCAACTTCAACATCAAGAAGTAGACCAATTCCAGTGTCTGTTGTTGCTCCAATTCCTCTTCTAGAAACACCAACAACTTCAAGATTTTCGTATGATGGTTCGGAAACAAATATTTGAGGGGCACTATATCCAGATCCCCCTCCAACAACATTAAATGTCAAAGTTCCACCAGCACCAACAGTTGCCGTTATATTTGCTTCTGTTCCAGAGTGTCCTGGTTGATATACAGAAACTCCCACAGAAACAATTCCATTATATCCAGAACCAACAAAATCAGTTGTTCCAACACCAACAGCAGTGATTGCTCCAGAAGAAACAACAGCAGTTACTGATGCACCAACGAGAGGAGCATATCCTAATCCTCCACTAGATCCTAGAGAAACAATTATTCCACCTCTTGGTAATTGATTTGCATTTACATCAGATTCGGATGTAATTAAACTTCCATCTCCTTCTGAAGTTATTCCAGAAAATACTACACTACTAATTCCTGGAGCTGGAGTTATAGTCTCAATAATATTAAAGTTATTTTCAAGATTATTTGTAGTTGTTGGAGTTTGGAAAATACTGTTTATAAAGACAATACCTGTTCCTCCTGTTGTTCCAATACCTGAGGTGTTTGCTCCACCAACAGTAAGTGTATAAGTCTGCCCAATACCTGTAAATTCACTTGATATATCATCATAAATTTGGTTTGTGGTATAATCACTTCTTAGGAATACTCTTCCGGTAAAGTCAGATGTCTCAAATTCCAAATTGCCTGGAGTTCTATCAATTGAAGGATTTCCTCTTGGGGATTCTGTAAAGTATATTTTACTTCCAACAATGTTGAAAGATCCTCTATAGACTGTTGCAATACCAGTAGTATCTGAGTGAGATGTTGCACTAGAACCAACAAATCCTCTCTCAACTTGAACCAAAGTAGATGTACCAGTTCCAGTTATTGGACCTACTGCAGTAGTACCGAGTCCAACATTTGTAATTGACATATATTCATCATCAATTCTCAATACATCTCCGGGTTGAATCGTTGAGATTCCCGCTAAAGCAAATATTGTAGTTGCTGCTCCAATTGAACCCCCATTACCACTAAGAGCATGATTAACACTAGTAAAGAGTAATGGATATTGAACTAAATTATCTATCGTTATAAGACTCTTTTCATTTCTCTTTGCCATTTCAAGTTGATGGGCATTACCTTCACCCAAAGAAACAAATGTTACTCCAGTTCCACTAAGAGCATTACTCTTTGATGTTGCCAGTTTGAAATTATTGTCGTCTACCTTGATAGCAAAAACAGTTGTTGGCAAAACATCTGATGAACTAATTTTCATAGGTGTTGATCCAACACCAACAAAAGTAGATTGTGGAGTGTAAATTAATTCTTCTGCATTACTAAAGAAGTGATCATTTATAGAGAATACGCCAGTTCCTGCATCCAATACTGAAGTATCTGATGGATTAAATGTTTTTGCAAAGACTGGAATAGTTTCATGTCTTAAATCAAAACTAGTTCTATTAATTCTATTTCCATTAATTGCATCAAACTGAGTTAAAGTAACAGATTCTCTACTATGACCATAATCAAGACTCAGATATTCATTTATTTCATCAGTTTCAGTGTAGAAAAACTCAGATAATGCTGATATATCATAATCTGCTCCTGTTTCTGCATCTGGCCAGAATAATAATTCAAAGTTAGAACCATTAATATTTGCCCCAAAAGTACCAATACCAAGTGAACTAATTCCAATGTTAATAAATCCAAAAGCATTACTGTAAGAATCAGTGCCATCATGTATAGCAAAGACTTTATGTACTGCTTTTGTCATTCCAATCGCAACTTCAACTGTTGATCTTGATGAAGTGAAAAGATTCTTATCAATAGAGAATACAGTTGTAAATCCTGCAGCAGTTTCATTAATAAAGTCAGATTGATAAATTGCGCTTCTTTCAGCAGTATCTGGTTGATCAGTTGCCAAGAATCTATAAGTTCCAATGCCAATAGTTGTAGTACCAAAACCAACTATTCTGGATTTAATTCTAACATCATTTGAAGTATCATTTGTATATGAGAGAGTTAGAACATCAGATGCTATATTAGCACCGAAAGAACCAATAAATGATCCTGAAAAAATAGATTCATTAGATCCATCAATATAATAATCAGAAATATAAGTGTTTGTTCCATCATGTGTTATATACATTTCAACAAAATTCATTAAATTAGTTGATTGGTCAATAACTTGAGTTTCTGCTAACAAAGATGAGAATGCTGTAGATGCTAAAGAAACAATTGTTGTCGTAATTCCAACCGAAATATCTTCAGTACCAGTAGCAAGTCCAACTGAAGATATTAAATCAATAAAACCAACAGATTGTGTTGATATTCCACTGGTTGATGAAATGTATTCTCCTTTTATTGATTTAAGATCATAGTCAATATCAAATTGATTGTCTGCAGTAAATCTTAAATAACTGTCAGAAAATTCATCAGTTATTAATTCAAAGGTTCCAAACTCATCAGCAACAGTTGTTGTTAATATTCCCGATAATGTGGAAGATCCAACATTATTGAGAGATCCTCTTTGTAGTAAGAAATTACTTGTTCCATTATTAAGTATGATCAAATCTCTAATATTAATTTGATCTCCATTAGTATTTTTAGTTTGTATCAAATAACTTAGATAAGTATCAGTACTTTCTATTTTTTGAATATTAGCAAAGTCATTTGGTTCTCTGTTAAAATTAGAGAACCTTGAACTAATATCATCCAATTGTAAGACTAGGTTTGACTTACATACAGAATATGAAGTTAATTTTCTATTATCAAGTGATATAAATTTAGATTTCGTTCCAACCAGATCAACATCTTTTGCTAAATCAAACCCATATATAGATTCAACTCTGGTATCAGAATCTATGGATTTAATGATAGACATTACATCAATAACTCCAGTAGTACCAGCTTCTTTGGTAACATTTGAAATTTGAGTATCTGTGAAATTCTTTGTTCCAATTGTATGAAGAATACTATTAACAGGACTTCTTACCTCATCATGTGTTTTGGAACTCCTTACAGAATATGAAAGATTTTGGTAATAATCATTATCTGCACATACTTGATTGTCTAAACTTGTCTTACCAGTCTCATTAGTCCAACCAATATTTTTTCTAGAACTAAATTTAATATCAAATTTACCTTCGTATTCTTTTATCAAATCAATAGTTCCAATTGTTCCGGAATCTTTTCCGACTAAAATATCACCAACAGATAATTTATAACTTCCACTCAGTTTTAAAATATTTGAGTAAGAATCTTCAACTTTGAGGTCTACTTCAGATCCTCCAATAATAATTTTTTCACCAACCAGATAAAGTTCTTCAACCAGATTAACAGTAAATGTTGGGTAATCAACCTTACTGATTATAACTCCACTAGAATCTTGAATTGTTTTTGCTATTCCAGTATTTGTTGTTAACCCTGAGACATTGATAGTAACTTTATCAAGAGTGCCTGAATTATCATAATTACTAACTGTCAAGAATGCATATCCATAGTCTTCGGAGTTGAATCCAGATCCGTCTGTACTATATTTTTGTATTCCTTCTATGAATACCTCATCTCCAGCTACAAATGGATCTGTGCTAAATCCTAATGTTGGGGTTGTAAGTAGACATGTAAAAACTCCAACAGAACTAGATTCCATCTGTTGAATACTTATACCATTAGTATTATCAACTGCAAAAAGTTCAACTCCTGCATTTGGAATTCCTTTTGGATTCTGCTCAATGTCAACAAGAGATATTGAAGAACCAGATAATAAAGGAGTTAAAATTCCACTATCAATTACTTCTCTAGTTTCAGAATTGACAATTTTAAGTTCTGGAGCAGTTACATAATTTGAACCACCAGAAGTGACTGTGACAATACCAATAGTATTAGAATCTACAAGCTCAATTTTTGGATTTATTGCTGCTTTTGGTTTTAAAGTTGGATCTGAGGGATATTCAAAATCAGAGTTGACAATTCTAAGTTCATTTGGATTACCAATCACATCAGAATCTAAAATAATATATGCATTGTTTCCTTCTATAGAATTTGATCCACTTAAAGATGGAGATTTGACGTATCCAGATCCTCCAGTAACAAATCTAATCTTATCAATAGGTCCTTTTGCTGAAGAAGATGAGGTTGTGTATTCTAACTTGTCACATTCACTCTCAACATAAGAAAGTTTCTCTGGTATATCAACATTGTTAATAGTAAAGGTAGTTGAAGAAGTTCCAGTAGCATTAGAAATAACATAATCATTATTATACTTACTATCAATAAATAAGATCTCAGAATAATTTTTGACATCAATATCAGAAGTACTAATATATGATCCTTTTTCTAGGGAATAATAAAGTTTTTCTGGGAGAGTGACATCATAACCTAATGTTAGGCTTGCTGTAGATGTAACACCAACTGTTCCAACTCCAGTAACATTAAATGATGTTGAGGTTGATATTGATACAAACTCATTCTTAAAATCTTTATCGTAGAATAACTTGAAGTTATAATTTTCTAAAGATGAATCACTCAAATCAAACACCAAGTTATTATTTTTAGTTACCGGTATTTGAGGATTAATTAATGAAATAGATTGGGAAGAACTTCCTGTAGAAGCAAGACTTACTACTACTGGTGGATTAGAATTTGAGTTTAAAAGAGTATCGCAGAATTTTATCTTATCACTATCTACTTTATAGACAAAATATTCTTCCTGTGTTGCTAAAATACTATCCTCATAGAAAACTTTATCACCAGTATTCAAATCATGATTGGTGATTGTGATCTCATTTGTTGTTGTATTAATTCCCGTTGAATTTAATCCGATTGGATTAATAACAATATTATCAATTTCAGACTTATAAAGAACACGAACTGCTGTAGAAGTTCCAATTCCTACGGAAAGATTTGGTTCTACGGATAAAGATATTGTGTCTCCAGAGGTTAATTCGTGATATGTTGAAACTGAAACAACAGTGGATGATTTTATTACAGAACCAGTAATTTGATTAAAATCACTTTCTAAGGCATATTCATCATTATCACCACCATTTGTATGGAAAAATAGTTCTGCAGAACCTACTTCGGTTTTTAGTCCGACAATATTTTTTCCTTTGTTGCTAATGAATACAGTTTCGGTATCCGCGCTATCTAATAAGTTATAAGTAACAGAACCTGCAGTATTTGAAACACTTACAAGTGTAGCTCCGGATGGTTTTGATAAAATTACTCTTTGATTATTTTCAAAAGGATGATTTTCAAGATATATCCCTTGAGTAGGAACATTAATGGTAATAGTAGAATCACCAAAAATAGACTCTATTGCAGTGGTAATTCCACTAACAGTGCCAACACCAATAGAATTTTGAGGGTTAAAGTTAATTTTATCGTTTTCTTGAGAATCTAAAGAACTAATATTCTTTGTTATTACAAAAGAGTCTGGTGAGAATGATACAACAGAAGAGGCAGTATGAGCAATTCCTGCAAGTTCTCTCTTAACTCTTAAAACTCTAGAATTTTCGAAAATATTTAAAACTTGTAGAGTTTCAGTTCCAATACCAATACTACTTCCAACAGAAATAGAATTTGGAATGCTGGTCAAATATATTTCTGTGGTAAATCCTACAGAAGGTGCATTATCAACGTTTCTAAGTAGTTTTGATGTATATGATGTTACTCCTATCTGATGTTGTCCATTTAACTCACTTAGATTTGTTGAAAACCCTGATATAGTAACATAGTCATTATTTACTAAATTATGATTCGGATATACATATACCCTAATTTGAGTTTCAGACTCTTTAACAAATAAACTATCATTATATGTTTGTGTAGTTGTTGCTAAATCTACAATATTTTTACCTTTAATTGAAGATACTTTTGCAATTAATCCCCCACCCTCAGTATCAGTATCATCAAAATTTAATGTATCATCTACTTTGTAATTATCTCCTGAAGTTAATATTTCATACTTATCAATTGATCCAGAAGATGTAGATTCTACAAGAACTTTCTGCCTATTTAAATCCGAACTCTCTATAATAAAATCATTTCCAGCATATTGATCGGAAACCTTATATGGGAGAGTGTTTCTAACAAGATTGGAATTAGTAAAATCAAAATCTTGACCTAAAGATGTATTTTCAAACAAAGTATTAGATCTATATTCATTTCCAACAAAATATGGGAATTGAGGAATGTTGGAACCATCAATAGATGCATAATATGCATAAACACCATTTGGAAACTCTGGAGTTTTTGCAAATCTTCCATTATTTTTGTCTAGATCTCCACCACCAGTATAACGGTAATCTTCTATAAAGAATCCACTTGAAAATCCTACAGGTCTATCTGTGATATTAGTAATATCCAATTCATATCCAGATTCCAGTCTCTTTGGAGAAGAAGTCGTATCATCTACATCTGAGTGAGCATATGGTCCATAAATTGGATTACCATCATATGCCCAACCAATTATATTTGAAATACTATTTGAACTTTCTTTAAATGCAGTTTGTAATTTTTGAATATATCCTGACACTTTATACTGTAAACTGTCACTAGATTGTATTAATACTTCATCCCCATACTTAAGACTATCATTAACAGTTAATTCACGAACATTACATCTAATTTTAGCATTAGATCCTGAAGAAGTCACTTTAACTGTTGATGATGATGAATATCCAGCACCAACATTTACAATTTTAACATCGGTTATTTTCTCACCACTAACTACTGGTCTAAGTTTAGCTCCTTTTCCTAAACCAGTTGGATCTATTACTTCTAGAGTTGGGATGGAATAAAATTCCGTTCCACCAGAGTTGATAGTTACAGAATCAATTTGACCATTAATAATATTGGGGATTATAGAAGCATTTTTTCCATTTTTAATCGTTACTGTTGGTCTCTTATGATAGTTAAATGTAGTAGAACCATATCCAGTTGATGCATCATAAACATACGCATCTATGATCTCTCCTGTAACTCTGGGAGTCAATACTACAGTTTGAGATACATTTGTTCCAACACCAATATATTCAATAGAAGCAGAAATATCTGGATATTGGAAATAGTGATTTCCACTTCCAACAATAGATTCAATATCTACATATTTTTTGGAATTATAATCTGTTGTATTAGTTCCACCAATACCAGCATCACTT